GTAGAGTATCCCATGGTTAGCGGATTGAACAATGACGTAACAGTTGGTTCCGTCGTTCGCTCCGATGTTATGGGACGCCCAGTATTGGCTGCAGCAACTGACTTCTATGATAGCTCAGCTGCCTACGCATACTTGCAAGTTGGTAAGGTTGTCGAAGTAGAGAAGTTTGCTACAAACTTTGATGACGGCCTCCTTAGCTACATGCAGCTTCCATCAGATCCAGGCGCTTTAAAGACTGTTTACGAGCTTACTCGTGCCGGTACTTTTAGCGGTAAGCTTGGCATTCGGGCGAACCTGGACGTAAATAATGTCATTGGCGCATTCCGCGTTAATTTGACACTCTGATAAATAGAAAACAATAGCACAGGAGGAATAATCCTAAGATGAGTAAGACAATCCAAGAGCTCCTCTCGGGTCTCCCAGCTTGGGAGGCTGCACTGACTGAGGACGGGTATATAGACGCAGATAATAGAGTAACCATTAAGGAAGCATTTGCATCTTCTGATGCAGCTGCCCTTTTCCCCAAGGTTCTCTCTCGCACTCTGCGTGAGGCTGCGGAGCCACAATTGCTGGTTACGCCGCTTCTCTCTACAGTTCGCCTCGGCAAGGGGCGCTCTTTGGAGTTCCCAGCAGTCAATGCAATCCAAGCAGCAGAGATCCCAGAAGGACAAGAGTATCCAGAGCAAGCACTCGCATTTGCAAAGCAGGTAGAGGGCAAAGTTTCAAAGAAGGGCGTTAAGCTCGCCTTTACAGAAGAGGTAATTGCCGATTCACTTTGGGACATTGTTGGCCTACATGTTCGTGCAGCTGGGCGTGCCATGGCTCGTTTGAAAGAGCAAATTGCACTTAGCCGATTCAAAGACGCAGCTACTATCGTATTTGATAACGATAGCGGTTCATACGATGACACCACAGGTCGCGACATTGATGGCACAGCCAACAAGACCGTGACATGGGATGACATCATTGACATGGCTGCTGTTCTTATGGCTGAAAACCATATTCCAACAGACTTTATCCTACACCCCTTGATGTGGTCAGTGTTCCTTAAGGACGCTATTTTCCACGCCGGTGGTGCAGCTTCAGGTGTTGGAAGTAGCTGGGGATATCGTCCTCAGTCAGCCGAAGGCGCTCTAAATGCAACAGCACCCATGGGTCTCAATGTGCTTGTTTCACCATTCGTTAGCTTTACTGCTAAGAGTGGCGCAACAGCTGCTAAGTCAGACCTCTTCCTCATTGATCGCAATGAGGTCGGCTCACTTCTAGTGAAGGATGATATGAGTACAGATCAGTTTGATGATCCAAGTCGTGACATTCGCTCACTTAAAATGAAGGAGCGGTATGATATCGTAATGTTAGGTGATGGTGAAGGTATCACTGTTGCTAAGAACGTAAGACTCAGCCGCAACTACGAAGTTCAGGTTACAAACGACGTAGCTTTGAGCTGATAAACCTTAGGGTTGCTATAGTTACGAATTAGCCCTAAAGCTAGGGGACGGTGGAATAAATCTACCGTCCCCTATGCTATTAATTGCATTAATTTGTTACTATTAAAATAGATGCGTATTATGGAGTGTGTAAAGTGGCACTATATTTGATTGATAATGCAACTGTAACAGTAAATACAGTTAACATTAAGTTTGGAAGAACTATTAAGATATCTTCGATAGTAGATGCCAATTTTACTGTAAATACAGATACCGCAACACCAGTTCAACTAGTTTCTCCATTTAAGGTAATAAATACAATAACTGACTATAATCAGATTAGTAGAACTTTAACTTTATATTGGGATATAGTATTACAGCCAAACACAGATTATGTTCTTAAAATAACAAATTTATTAGACTCTTCAGGTTTTATAATTCCAGAAGAAAAAATAACCTTTACAAGCCAGACTAGCGCAGCGACACCTTCGATTCTTACTGACAGTAAAGCTACAGTTCTTAATGAAGTTTTAATAGAAGATAAGTCTGTTAGAGCAGATATTGAAACTGGATATCAAATATTAGCAAAAAACCCAGATTTTTATATAATATCAACTAATCCAACGGCTGGAGATTTTTATCTAGCAAATGATGAGAATAATGGTAGGGTAACAATTACATTTAGTTCTCGACCAGCTTCAAACTTTTTGATCTCTAAATACTTTAAAGCGCAGCGCAAAAAGATACAAAAGACTCCATCAAGATGGGAAAATGTAGATACAAATATATCAATGCACTCATGGAAACCAGATGTATATGTAGATTTCCCATCTACAGACGCTACACCCGTTTTCTATATTGATGATAAAACTTATTTCGAAAAAGGCTATAAATATAGAGTTATTGTCTCTTCGGAAGTTGGCATATAATGGCAAATGCACTATATGCAAAAGGGAAAGAAGGCCTACTAGAGGGTTTATTTGACCTGACTGACAATAACTTAAAAATTGCATTAGTAAAAAATACTTATACAGTAAATTTAAGTACACATGAATTCTTATCAAGCATTAGTGAAGATTCAGTCGCAGCAACTACTAGTTTATTAAGCGGAAAAACAACAGCATCTGGTGTCTTTGATGCTGATAATATTACAATAGAAGATTACGGGACTAGCGGTTTTGCCTATCTAGTTTTATATAAAGATACTGGAGTTAGATCTACATCAAGACTTTTAGCCTACATAGATACAGCTACTGGACTTCCAGTATCTTCTAGTGCTAGTCCTATCTCCATCACAATTAATTGGAGTAACGAACAATATAAAATATTTAGTTTATAAAGGATTTTTATGACCACCCAGTATCCCGCAGCATTGGACGTATTGATCAATCCTACATCATCTGATGCGCTTAATTCAGTAACGGTACCTCACCATCAACAGCACGCTAATGCAAATGACGCCATTGAGGCCATGCAGACGGTTATCGGATTAAATCCAGCGGGCAGTCATTTAACAGTTAAAGATAGAATAATATCTGCAGAAACTGCAATTACTACACAATCCGTTTTAAATGGTTTAACCGATGTTACTATATCAACAGTTAATCCTGGTGATGTTTTACGTTACAATGGCTCAGTTTGGGTTAATTATAATGAAGAAAATCTTGTTGATGGAGGAAACTTTTAACAATGGCTAATACAATCAGAATTAAAAGAAGGGCATCAGGAGCTTCTGGTGCACCAAGCAGTCTGGAAAATGCAGAACTCGCATATAATGAAGTAGATGATACCCTTTATTATGGTAAGGGAACTGGTGGAGTTGGTGGAATTGCGACTACCGTTGAAGCAATCGGTGGTAAAGGCGCATATGTCGACCTCACTGGGACTCAAACTATTACTGGAAATAAAACATTTTCTGGAACAGTAGCCTTAGGATCTTCTGCAACTGCAACAACACAAACAGCCGGGGACAATAGCACTAAAGTTGCAACAACAGGATATGTGGATGCAGCTGTCGTAGCTGCTACATATAACTTTACTTTAGCAGGTGATTCTGGAACATCGCAGACAATTGACGACGCGGAGACTGTAACCATATCAGGTGGAACTGGGCTTTCATCAATAGCATCATCTACAAATACCATAACACTAAATCTTGACAATACAACAGTTACTGCTGGTTCATACGGCGGTGCTGCCTCAGTCGGTAGCTTCACGGTTGACGCCCAGGGTCGTTTAATCGCAGCAAGTTCTACAACTATAGAAATTGCGCTTGGAACTAATACTTCAGGAAACTATGTAGCAACAATAACTGGTGGAACTGGTGTTACTTCTTCTGCAGCAACAACAGGTGAGGGGACAACTCACTCATTGTCTATTGGTCAAGATGTAGCAACCTCTGCAAGTGTAACATTTGCAGGGCTTACACTCAATAGTGGAAGCATGGTTTTTGAAGGTGCAACTGCAAATGACTTTGAAACAACTCTTGCAGTCACAGATCCAACTGCAGACCGCACTATCACTCTGCCAGATGCAACAGGTACGGTTGCACTTACTAATAATAAGCTTTCGGATTTTGCAGCAACTTCCTCAGCAGAACTTGCTGGAATTATATCGGATGAAACTGGTACTGGAGCACTTGTATTTGCTAACACGCCAACGCTTGTAACACCAAATATCGGCGCTGCCACTGGCACGTCCCTTGTCCTTTCCGGCGATCTAACAGTTAACGGTACAACAACTACAATCAATTCAACTACCGTAACTGTTGACGATAAGAATCTTGAACTTGGCTCAAGCGCCTCTCCGACAGACGCAGGTGCCGATGGTGGTGGCATCACTCTTAAGGGTGATACAGACAAGACTTTTAACTGGGTTGACGCAACTGACGCATGGACGTCTTCAGAAAATCTTAATCTTCTGACTGGCAAGTCATTGTTGATTGCAGGGACTTCTGTACTCTCTGGTTCTACTCTTGGCTCAGGAGTGACTGCCTCAAGCCTTACTTCAGTTGGAACAATTGCAACTGGGACTTGGAATGGCACAGTAATCGGTTCAACTTATGGTGGAACCGGAGTAAACAATGGAGCTAGTACCATTACTCTTGGTGGCAACCTTGTTACATCTGGAGCTAATGCAATAACCTTTACCTCGACTGGAACAACAGGCGTAACTCTTCCAACATCTGGAACTCTTGCCACTTTAGCTGGATCTGAAAGTCTTACAAATAAGACAATTGATTCGTCCAATATAGGCGCAACAACTAAAGGCACAGGAGCTTTCACTACCTTAACCTCAAACGGTGCTACAACATTTACTGCAGCAACTGCGTCATCATCTTATACAACTGGCACCTTAGTTGTAACTGGTGGAATCGGAGTCTCAGGCGCATTGTACGGAAATAGCAGTACATTAAGTGGTTTCTCCATTGATGGTGGAACATTCTAATTAAAGGATGTAGATGCTCTACAATGGAGATATAGCCTATAATCAAGATCATTTCAATTACAGTGGTGTATATGTAGTTTCTCCTCAGTCTTTTGGATTAACTACTAATTTTGGTGGCCTAAAAGTATTAGGCGTTATCGTCATATCACCACCGTCTGTAAATAGCACATTAGTTTTTGTAGATACTCATAACATAATAGGCTCTACTGGGATAGTAGAGAATAGTGAAACGATCTCTACGATCTCATTTGCTCAGTTTGATGGCTATGGGTCTTCTGAGATAAATAAAATTAATGCAGATGCGTTTGCATTAGCAAGTGTGGGTAGTCAGGAATCATACAGCGCCGGTGTCTTTGCCATATCAGTTAATAAAAATGACGTATATGCAATCTCCAACGCAGAAAGTATTATCTTAGAGAATAACTCAGCAGGCACAGTAAACGTTACTATTATATCTAACGCATGAACTAAGAGGTAAAAATGTCAACAGATAGAGTTGTAGTTAGTGATACGGTTAGAGTAACTGTAAAATTTAAAGATATAGATTCCAATGGACTAGAAGTTGAGTTGTCGCCCAGCACTGTCAGCGTAACTATTAAAAACTCAAGTGGAACAACAATAGTTGCAACTAATGCAACTCAATCAACCTCATCAATATTTTACTATGACTATACACCAAGTTTAGCTGATACATATACTGTTAAATTTACTGGAACTTTATCTTCTGGAAATAATGTAGTTGTTGAGCAAAAACTATATGTTAGTTCTGTCAGCGAAGAATATCAACCAACTATTATATTAAAAAATGAAGAAACAATTATTTTTGCCCCAAATGTAGATCCATTATATCTTGATCCCGAAACATTAATTCCATATTTTCCAGACGCGTCTTTATTGGAAATAGGAGAAATTATACATAATTACTCAAATGAAATTAAATCATTATATGGTCTTTTGGATGAAGAAGATGGAACTAATTTATCTTTTACAGTTTTAGAATACATAAAAGCGGCAACTGCATGTGAGTTAAGTAGAACTTATGGATTTGGTGGAGATGATGAAGTTTCGCTAAGATTGGGTGATTTTAATATTACAAATAGATCACTTCCTAGAAGAGTGGTAACTAGGGATAATGCAACGACATGGTGTCAGATAGCAACAGCTTTAAGAAAAGAAATTTTAGCAAATAAAGTCTCACCAAGATCATTTACGCCAAAAAATTTACCAAGTGTTTCAACTGGTACAAATATAGATCCATTAACTGGAAAAACAATATATCTATCAGATAAAGAATTATATGGCCCAGGAACAACCATAATATCTAAAGATGACCCTATGCCAAAGAGGGGGTTGAAGAGCTATGATTGACGCTAAGCGAGCATTTAGAAAAGTAATGCGCGAGTGGGGACATGATATTTATTTTCAGCGAATGTTATCAAATGGAAATCATTCTGATCAATTTGAAAGAGTAACAACTCGTCAAGTTGGACAGTCAGGTATGACAAACGCTAACTCTACACAAGAAATGCCCGAAGGGATAGTATCAAACTATGATGCAGTCTATTACTTCGAAAAGCATATATCACCTAAAGAAGGTGATAGAATATATGAAAATTATTCTTTAAAAGTAAATAAAAATTATACTGTCTTCAGGATAGATACAGTTTCCGCTATTAGAGGTAGACTAGGTGAAATTAACTATTGGGTAGTTGGAGCTACAAGAGAGAAGTGAAATGCTAGTATTACAAAGAGGTCAATTAGTTAAATTTAAATTTATATTTACCTCTAGAGGTTTACCGTACGATCCAACCTCAGTTGCAAGTCCATCAGATTTGTATACAACAATCCTTAGAGGGGCAGATGGTTCTGGACCAGTAATAGATGGCCCATATTCATACTGGAGTCAAAACTCTACACCAAATACTGACGCATACATTGAAAAATCAAACACATACGAATTTACATTTAATTATAGAATTCCCAGTACATTATTTAATGGTACATATACTGTATTAGCCAGAACTTCAGACTCAGCTTCACAACTTGTAGTTACATCTAATTTTGAAGTAAAAGGTGATCCAATTACTTTATCTCCAGTTATAGTTAACTCTGAAAAAAGTACTGTTATAAATTATCAACCACGATATGCACAACTGTCAGCAGGAAATACGTCAACTATTTTATTAATCGGGCATGCAAATAATATAGAATTAAATGTACCAGTTGAAATAAAAACAGTTCAACAAGCGGTAGATCTTTTAGGCGCAGACTTAAAGTCTCCTCTACTAAGAGGCGTTTTTGACGCATACGCAGCAGGAGCTAGAGATATAATGATTTGTGCGGCAGCCCCTATGTTAGAGTATGTCGAAAAATTTTATGAAAAAAATATTCCAACTACAATATTTGATCTACAAAATGCGACACCTTCTTCATATACTTTTTATGAAAAATATTATGAAAGATTAGAGGAAACATATTCAATAATTAAAGATCTTGATTTTGTAGATATAATTGTTCCCTTAGAAACTTCAATACTAAAAACTAATGGTGTTGATTTTATTACACAATTAGCAGATTACTGCGCGGACTTTCATAATACAACAGGATATGTCCAGATGGGTATAATTGGTTCTAGATCCGGTGGCGTCAATTCAGTGGATATTGACTTTTTAGAAGCAGATGAAATAATTACAGATAAGCTTACAGAGTACAATATAGACAATACTGTCCTATCAGACAATGGACGGTTTGTCATTCCAGTATATGGTGAAGGTGTCTTTCAACACTCACAAATAAATAGTTCCTATATATCAAATATGGCAGCAGCCTACGCTGGACTATTGGCTAGTAATCCATTAAACAGATCTCTAATAAGAGCTAGGGTGCCAGGATTAATGTCTTTATATGGTTCAGATTTATCTCAACAGGATTTTAGAAGATTAGAAAATATTGGGATCAATACAATATATCGTGGCAAAAAAACTAAAAGATCAATACCGTTTGAGGTATATCTAACAAATGATTATACAATGGCAAAGTCAAATAGCACACTCCAAAAAGCTGCACAAATGAGATTAGTAGGCTATGTGGTTAATATGGCTAAAGACTACGCGTATGAAAGTATAGGTAAGTTTGGTCATGATGTATTTATGGATAAACTTAATAAATTATTACGTTCAATGAAATCTGATAATATAATTTTGGATTTTTCACTTAATAGACAAGTAGCAGTTAATGATCCTGGAAAAATGTTTGTATACATAGAACTACTATCTGCGCTTGGACTTAAAAAAATCGATTTTAGAATAGCTGCAGGACCCGGTGCATAATGGTATATTATAATAGAGTTTTTCCAACTAGTTCAATTTCCTCAAGATGGGAAGGCGTTCCTGGTCAAGCACATTTGCAATCTCCAGGAATTAGATTAAATATTGGTGGAGTAGAAGAATTATATCCAGGTTCTCTAAACTATTTGCAATTTATATCTTTAGTTAAAAAAGTATGGGAAGAAAGTCATCCTTCTATTCCGGTTGTTCCAGTTGGGGTTAATTTAGATACATTCTCACAGCAGGTTAATGGAAAAGATATTACATCAATTATAGGATATGCATTAGAATTAAGAAAAACTCATACAGTAGAACCTAAACCAAGAATGCGTCAAAACGTAGAAAATAATAGGTATACTATATATGGGCAAAAATATCAAAATATAGTCTCATTTTCTCCTATGATGAGAATTACCACTCTTCAGGGTAGCAATCCAGGAATTACATCCGACGACATGGATGCTGCAGTCATGTGTGATCAAATTACTGAAGCTTTTGAAGATTTTATGCTTGAGTACACACCAATATTTAAGGCAGCTGGAGCTTCCGAATTAGTCTACTCTAGGCGTTTAGCTGATTCTGAAATAAATCGAGATGGATCAGATATTCATAAAAGAACTGTTACCTATATGTTAACTACAGAAAAAACCTTTGCAATTGAAAATGCGAGAATTAGTAGCATTTTAGTAGATATACGAAATTGGATGGCTTATGAATCTGAGTACGTTAACTCTTTAGCTACTCCAAATTATGAAAATGTATCAGTAAACATTGTAGATTTAAGCAAAACAGCAACTCCAAATTCACAGTAACTTATATATATTATTTTAATCAACAAGTCTATCTAGTTGTTTTTATAACTTTTTTGTTACTATAAATGAAGATTTAATTCTAAGATTTTCCATTTAGCCGGAGGTTAAAAGTCAACATGAGTATACCTGGAGTAACTACTAAAATTAGAGATCGATTCTATAGCGTAACAAGAAACGATACACCATCTGGTCCAAGAGTTGTCGCTATAGCTCGCCGTAGTACAGCTGATGGGACTGGTGGCATAGCAGATCTTGATGTCGTTAGAGCCTCAAATGAAGCTGATGTAATATCAATTTTTGGAGAAGGCTCAGACGCACATAAAGCCTTTATTGAATTAATTATTGCGGGAGCAGAAAGAATATATTTAGTTCCACTACCAAGCAATACAGCATTTAATCATACTACAGGCTCCTTAACAAGTGGTGGGATTAGTGTATTTCAAGAAGCGTTTGATGCAGCAGAGGCAGCACTTCCTGATATCATTATTCCTTGGGGCAGAGGTGGAAATGATAGTGACTGGGAGATTCCAACTGCTACACCATCAGATTCGGATGAGTTTGGATTCCACGCAGACAATAGCACTACACTAACCTATAGCTGGACATATAAAGTTGCAAATGCCGTTAAGTCAATTTCTGAAAATAGCAATCCATGCATTGCCGTAATGGGAGTCAAGCCATACATTGCAGCCGCAGAAAAAATGACACCAGGTCAAGTAGCTGCGCATCTTGCTGTATCAGGCCTTGCCGATAGAGATGGTAGTGGCACATATGATAACGTAAATGAAATTTACCAGAAGGAACTAGGACCATATGTTACTGTAGTTGCAACGGAACTTAAGCCGGTAAATTATACTAGTGGTGGCACTGATTTTGGTTATTCTAATGGCGCATCATTTTTAGCAGGAACATTAAGCAGACTTTCTTCATATAGCTCATTAGTTAATAAGCCAGTCTTTAATGTTCAATCACTAAGATACGCTCCAACTAGAAGTCAGCAGTCGGCACTAGCTATAAAGGGCGTAAACACAGTGGTTCTTAACTTTAATAAGATCGCTGTATTTGGAGAAAGTTTAACATTCGCTCAGTCAACATCAGATTATACTCGTTTGTCAACTAAGAGAATTATAGACGAAGCAGTTATGCTCGTCAGACAAGTGTGTCAGAGTTTTGTTGGAGAACCATCAAGTATTCAAACAAGAAATTCGATGGAAACAGCAATTACTTCAGCACTAAGAGGAATGCAACTATTAGGAGCTATATTAGGCAGTGACTTCTCAGTATCATATGTCCCTGCTCAAAATAAAGCGATTGTTGACCTCGTATTAACACCTGCCTTCGAGTTGAGAAATATCGAAGTACAGGTAGCTATCAACCTATAAAATTACCGAATGGAGGGTAACCTAGATGGCATTAGAAGATAACTATAACGATTATTCACCCACTAGTTCGTCTAAATATTTACAAACATATACCACATTTTCTGGAGCAGATATTGTTGCTACGTTTGGCGGTATAGAAATTGGCGCACTATCAGGAATTACATTCTCTGTAACTAGAGAAAAAGCTCCCATTTATACAATGGGATCCCCTAATCCTCGTTCTTTTTCTAGAGGAAAAAGAGGTATTGCTGGATCATTAATATTTACAGTTTTTGATCGTCCAGCTCTATATACAATGTTGGACAAAAATAGAAATAATTCAAACGTTGTTCAGCAACAATTCTTCACAAGAGCCCACAACGCACTACCCGGTGATACAGCCTATAAAAACCGCGGAATTGCAGATGTAAATGATCAGGGTTCAAGTGTTGTAAAGAAGGTCCCATACTACGCTGACCAAATCCCCCCATTTGATATTACAATTACATTTGTAAACGAATATGGTCAAGCAGCTGTAAGATCAATTTATGGCGTTGAACTCTTAAATGAAGGATCTGGCGCATCAATGGACGATATTGTCATAGAAGAAACAATGACCTATGTTGCTCGTGAACTTGGTCCCATGTATTCAATAAAGACAGATCCATTGATCGATAACGATGATCCTACAATGTCTGATTTCGTAAGAAATATTAAGAATCTTAATACAGACATTATCAGACCATAATTTATAAAATTATCTGCAATATAGGCACGGGCATTAATTAGCTCGTGCCTATATTTATTTAAGGAGCAATATGTCAACAGTATATAATACATTTAATGAGGCGAATGCGCAGACAACAAATGCAACAACTGACGCTCCAAATAAAGTTAATTATGATCAAAACTATACTCTTCAAAATATTTCATTTAGCGGAGCAGATGCAGTAGCTACATTGATTGTTCCCATTATTGGTCCAGATAATAAGCCAGTTGGTTCAGACATTATTGAACTTGGTGAACTACAAACAATATCATATTCTATACATAGAGAAAATTCTCCAGTTAGAACACTGGGTCATGTTAATACAAGAGGCTTTGTTAAAGGTGCTAGAACAATAGCTGGAAGCCTTATTTTTGCAGTATTTAATGAATACGCATTTTATAGACTTAGTCAATATAGACAAATGTTATACCGTGGCAATGGTTTCTTCGCACCTTTAGCAGATATGTTGCCACCATTTGATATAATTATTACATTAGTTAACGAATATGGCCAGTACGCTAAGATGAAAATATTTGGAGTAACAATTATAGACGAAGGTCAAACATTATCTATAGATGACCTATTTATAGAGCAAACATATACATTTATGGCTAGAGGCATACAGCCATTAATTAAGATGAGTAAAGAGCAAGATCCAAATTCAACCACAAGCGCAGAAGTGTCGGCAAGAAATATCCAGATATCACAGAATGTATTTGGTGACGTGGTTACTAGTCAGTACGCCCAGCTACTAGATGAATATTACGATGAAGCACTAGATGCAAGCATCAATCCAACAGAAACTATAGCGAGGCCTTAAATATGACTTCACAAAGAAGACCATTATTATTTGATCCACTTTCCGACAGAGATTCTAATATAGATAGAATATGGGCCGGTCAATCTTCTGATTCTAGTAAAAATTTTAGTAATTATTATGACTATTATTTTAGCGGTGAAGATATAAAAGTTTATATAGATGGTCTTTTTGGCGCAGAAAATGAACTAGATATAGCCACATTTGCATACTCCATAAGGCAAGAAAAGCAACCGTTATATGGATTTTGGTCATATAACTACGATAATGTGATGTTGGGCACAAGAATAATCAGCGGTGAAATTACATTATTCACTAGATACCCAAGAAGAATGACTGATCTATTAGAACAGGCAGCTACAGCTAGAGCAACACTTCCAGCTGAAAGAGCTCCTCAAAATATGATAGTGTCAAACTTGTATTCAAATAATGGACAAATTTTGGGTTCAACTCAAGATGAAAGAAATATACAAAAATATTGGGCCTATAGTCAATTAGATAGAATAACTTCAGATCCAGCAATGTCTGAAGCTAGCAATAAAAGTATCTTTAGCGCACATCCACCATTTAATTTTGTTATTCTTTATGGTATAGAAGAAGTTTCTTCTAGTCCATTTCCTACACCTTCTCCAGACACCGGTGCAACTGATAATGTAAATCTAAAAATAGAAAATAACTTAGACAGAATGATGTATACAGACATTAATCAAAGGACAATGAAAGCCGACGCCGCATCATCTCCGATGAAAATCATACTACAAGAAGTTCAATTAATGAATATGTCTACCGTATATACTCCTGGTGGTCAGCCAGTCGCAGAGAGTTATCAATTTATAGCTAGAGATTATTACTTCACACAAGCTGATCTTAGCTTTATTAAGAGACTATCTACATCTGTAACATCAGACGAAACTGTAGCAGAACCAACTAACCCAAATCCAATTCCAGAAGAAACGATAACAGGAGGAAATGGATCAAATACACCTGGCCCAGATATCGGTGGATCATATGGGTATCCTGGTTATGAATTAACTTTTGGAACACCGCAAAATGCATACATTGGAATAATTCAAGAAAAATTAGGTATTTATCCAATTAATGGAAGATTTAGCGGTGAACTAGCTGAAGCTGTTGCTGAATTCCAACTTTCAGTAGGAATAACTCCAGCTAATGGAATAGTCAATAGGCAAACATATGAATCTATACTTAATATATTTGAACCTGGAGTTCCAGATACACTGACCTTAGTTTGGCCTGGCCCAATTCAATATGGGTATGAAAGTGAATACGTAAAGTGGATTCAAAGAAAACTAGGCTTTAAGCCTAGTGGACCTCCTGACAGCGATCCAGCAATTGGAATTGCAGAATTTGGAACGTTTGGTTCAGTAACCTTAGAGGCTGTTATTAATTTTCAGGCTGCAAATGGAATATCACCAGCCAATGGCATTGTAGATGCTCAAACGTGGCAACTAATTTTTTCTATTTAGTTATTTGTAGAAATGTTTTCAGTATTATGGTATAATGAGATATTAAAAATAAGGAGATTAAATAATGTCAAATGAAAGAAAAGTAGTAATTAAAAGTGAATCACAAGATATTGATTCTTTAGAAGATATTGTCACTATAGAAATGTCAGATGATCCAGATGATGTAGATATTTTAGAATTTAATAATTCATTATCAGATGAAGAATATAAATCAGTAGAAGATCTTGAGGATTCAGAACACATTTGGGAAGGTGGACCTACAGCTGGCCAAATTAAAGAGTGGAAAGAACAATATGGTGAAGTTTACGTAACATCAATTACCTACGATAAGCATATTGTGTGGCGCGTATTAAATAGAGTTGAGTATAAGCATATTGTTAAGAAAATGGAGCAGCTTATGCAGTCAGGGCAGTTATCTTCCGCTGAGGCTAATATGTGGAATGAAGAGACAATTTCTGAAATGTGTATTCTATTCCCAGTCTATGACAGAAAACAGGCAACAGGTATGATGGCCGGAGTCCCATCCCTCATCGCTCAAGAAGTACTTGAAGCGTCTGGATTTGTTGCCCTAGAGGTTAGACAGCTCTAATAAATGTTGGATTCTCAATTAATTTTTGAATTAAAAAATAAATATGGAAATATTTATAGTGTAAAAATTAAAGATATTATTCTTATCTTTAGAGAATTAACATTCAAGGAACATAGTAAAATTCTCTCATATAGAGATTTAAATGACTTTTCTTCTGCTGATCTTGAAGATATAATTCTTGAATATACAATTGTTTTTCCAGAGAATTATGATACATTAAAAATTCCTCCCGGCAATGTCACGTCATTGGCAAATGAAATATTAGATATATCTGGTTTTTCCTCTGCCAAAATTGCTAAACAAACGCTTGACAATAAAAGACTTAATGCAAATGAAGTAAAAAATTTAATGAAAGCCTTTGTTCTAGCTACTATAAATACATATTCTCCAGAACAATTAGATGAATGTACATTTTCTCAATTAGCAGAAAAAGTTGCACTCGCAGAGAAGATTATAGAAATCAAACAGGGCATTAATGGTATAGAACCAACTAATCTAAGACTGCAACTAATTGATCCGGAAGAAGAAGAAGAAAAAGAAAAAGCTAGAGCTGCAAAACATAATCTATCTAAACCAACAGGTGCAGCAACGTATGATGACCCAATTGCAAGAAAACTATGGGGTTCATAACTTAAGTTAGGAGCTTAATTGATACGCGATCCAGGACCAATACATAATTTAGGTTACAGCGTAACTTCTCGTGATCTCCCAATTAATGAGGGAGACAAAGAAGGTATTTCTCATAATTCAGGAGTTATTAGTAAAGCTTTAAATAGTCATCCAATAATTAGATTTTTTGCAACGACTGCTGCAACAATTGGTGGGACATTTGTCGCTTCAAAATTAACTAAATCTGGTGGAATAAAACTCGCTAAGCATCTTCAAAAAAGATCTGAAACTTCTCCAATTGCGACTAGATTAATTAAGTCTGTTACAGAAATCAGAAGAGAATTAGATGAACTTCAAGGAGTAGCTCGTCAGATAGATGGGGACGATCCTTATTCTAAATTAATTTTTCAACAGGATGGCAAATATACTACCGGCTATCAGGGAATGAAAAGTGAAAGATTTGGATATAGATTTTTAAATGATCAAGAAAAAAGACAAGCTGGATTTGGTTTAACTAGAGAGCCAGCTGGAGTCTGGTCTTGGAGAGAAGAACTTCAGGTCAGACTAGTTAGAGCTGGAAGGAGAATGCCGTATGAATTGCCAGCTCTGTATGGCGCCCAAAGAGGGCTAACAGATCCTATTTTTGGCAGAAGAGAAGAAGGCGAAAGAAAAGTCAAGTGGTATAATCCAGCAGATGTAATGGCTGATTTTACTAAGCAATCTTTAAGTAATATTGCAACAATGATTCTTCCATTTGAATTTGCTGGAGCTGCAACGTCTGCTGGCAGATCATCGCTACAAACATTAAGGTATTCACTTAATGATATGGCCAACCTAACACCAAGACAGGCTAAGTTTCATAATGCATTCGTAGACTTAAGTGAAGTATTATCTGAAGTTGGCCATGACTTTGCAACACTAACTAATAAATTTCTAAAAGTGTCTGCTCAAACTTCTGGCGGATTTAGTTCTGCAGTTGACGTATATAAGACAGAGGGGCAAAGAGGTTTTGTGCAGAATCTGCATAATCTTCGTCAAGGCATTACCGCCGCAGAGCAGCAAGCAGTTGCTCGCCAGGCAAGTAGAGATGAAATAAAAAAGGTTAAATTTGAAACCCTTATTAAAGGATTTAAAGGAACCTCTACTGGCCCAAATGGATTAAAGACAACAGAAAACTATAATTCAATATTAGATATAGTTCCATCATTTCGTGGAGTTAGAGCAGCTTACGAAGCTGGTGCTAAAGAGTTTAAGCTACTAGGGAAAGCATATGATGCTATGGAAAATTCTATAGCATTTAATAAAGTTCTTTCTCAAATGACTTCTGTTGATAGAAGCTTTCAGGCAAACACCTTAGAGGGAGCCATAAGAAAGATACAGTCACAGCACTCTAGTAGGCTGTCATCATTAGCTACTGGCTTAACGGTTCTTGGTGGAGGTGGACCTGGCGATAAAGCCTTTACTTCAAGTGACTTCTATAGAGGTAGGCAACAGGACGCATTTAAAGGTGTCTTAACGCAGCAGTTAATTGCAAGAGGAATTGATAAAAAGCAGGCTGGTCAATTTGTTGATTATCTAAACGTACGTGCACCAAGAAGTAATATGAACGCAAGTAATATTATTACAATTGGTAAAAATAAAATAATTCAAGACGGCGATACCGCAATAGATATTGAGGATGATTTTTTTTCTAAAATTCTAAAAAGATATAGAGGAATTAAAGGTGGTAAAACTCTATCAGAAGCTTTGGAAAAATCTGGCTCGCTAAACAATACACCACAATCTTCAAGTCAAGTATTAAATAATGCAGTCAAAGATGCACGAGATATATTTGCCTCAAGAGAATTCCAAAAAAATCTTAATTTAAATATCAAAAAAAATTGGAACACATTTTACTCTGATCACCTATCAACAATAGGTGGATCTTTATTAAAACCTAAAAAAGCTCAATATCAAGATTTTGTTGGCCCATTAACTTTATCGAAGCAAGAATTTTTACAAAGAAAAACAGCAGAAGTTTTGGGTATTAAATTATTAGACGATTCTGGAAGAGAAGTCTCAAATAATATAGTTAACAACGCCCTAAGAAAGCAGGGGTTTGATCCAACTAAATTTACAGATTTAAGAGCTTTTTTAATTAAAAATAAACAAATGACGTCAGGTATTTTTAATGGTGGTTTTAATTTATTTGGACTACAGCCATTAACAATTGACGAAGCAAGAAATGCAGGAAGATTTAATTATTTAGGCGAGTCAGAAAGAAAAACTATAAACGACCTTGCTGTAAGAATGGCAGTTAATGACCCTGTATCAAAATCAATAGGCTTTAGTAAACTTGATGGAGTATATAAAACTAAAGCAGGAGAAATTCTTGACTTTAGTGCTATTAAAACTACATTTAAAGATACAGCAGACTTTTTTATGGGGCAATTCAAAATACCCGTATTAGGTTTTAATCCATTTGATTTATTTGGATATAGATCTTTTGCAGAAATGGCAAAAAGATCTCCAATACAATATGTTTCTTCTAGAAGCGCGCAGCCATTTTTAAATAAAGGTACTTCCGAGAAAGATTTTTATTTATGGTATAAAACAAAGGGCTCTAGAGGAAAGGTTATGGGTTTTGAAACTGACTCGTTAGCAGACAAAGTTTATGGAGAATCTTTACCTGGCACATATAGACCTATTCCTACTGCAAGTAGTGATTTACTAACTAGGCAAACACGCCTAGCATCAGGTATGTCAGGGGAGACTACTGATGAAATCAATAGAACATCTGGTTCAAGATTTCTAAATAAAATATTAGGTGGGGAACAGCGCGCTCTAAAATTTAAGAGAGCCATGAGTATGGCTCCAGATCAGCCAAACTCTCTATTTGGATTAGCTAAAAGATTTAGCGGAAGAAAAACTGATATTCAAAATAAATCAGTGATCGCAAAACTAGTTGCTGGAGAAGAAATAGATTACACTATTGGTGGGGCATCTACAAGGATTAAATTAAACTCAAGTACAATGAGAGTCGTAGATAGCTCTGGAAAAGCTATTGATGAATTTAGTCAATCTGATATATTAAAAGCTTACGAATCATTAAGAAAACAGTCTTTTCAATATGGTACAAATCCAGTAGTAATGAGGCAGTTAGAGGAGCTCCACCCAGAGTTATTTACAATGGGAGGCAAAAGGGTTAGCAGTATGTCTAGCGGCCAAGAAATGGCAGAGTTTGCCCAAGGACTTCTTCGTGGGCAAAAATTGTTGGGCCTTGAACTTAAAGGATTAGGTGTAGATCCACAATTTTTAACAACCTCTGGATCTAGATTACAGTATTTACTTAATAATGGAAACTTAAATGCCATTTCTCAAATGTCTCAAAAGTCTCCAACTATTACAACTAGATTAGATCAATTAAGAAATGAAATATTTAGATACATTTCTCAAGTTAATCAAGTCAAATTAGGAGCTTCAAATCAAGGCGAAGTATTCATTCAAATACAAAAAGCAATTGATGATTTGGTAAAAATAGGAAAAATATCTCCATCACAAAGAACTGAAGCACAGGCAGCAGCACTTGGAACAATGTTTAACATAAGTGCTTTTACAACATTCAAGCATGGCCTAACGGGGCAACAAAATATGCTCGCGGCAGCAAAGCAAATGCTAACTACAGTAAGATCAAGCACAGAGACAAAAAGGCTATTAGAACCTTTTTCTAGTGGAAGAATAGCTGAAGTAAATTCTAGTGGAATCCAAACAAAATTTTCTCCAATAACAACACCACTAAAAAGAAAGTTTGGAATAGCACAACATCAGACTGATGATTTAACTGTTGATCCATTAGGTACTGGGCAATCTGTTACATTAGTTCCGACTTTTGGCACAGTCTTTGGAAATGATCCAATGGGAGCAATTAAAAGCGCGATAGGTCTAACTACATATTCCGATCCTCAATCCTTCTCAACTGGAAGTATGCCCATGTCGCACTCAGTTGAAAGATTAAATAGATATTTCGGAACACTAGGAATGCAATTAGATACTTCAGATTTTGGTGGACCACTTTCTTTATATACCAAAGGAATGATAGGCAAAAGAGTGTTGCCAATATATGCAGCAGGAACAACCGCTCTTACCGTAGACAGAACTTTAGGTGGAATGACCTCAGAAGAGGATGCAAGAGGCGAAAAAGTATATAGACCATTGGTTCTTGGCCAAGTTGCAAAAGCAGCCGTAGAAGGTCAAGCCTTAATGAGCGGAATAATGCCAGGCGGAATGAACTACCAAGACAAGCGTGAGCAGCTAGTTGAAGGAGAAGTGCCAATTCGTCAAGGTAGATTTTGGCCACTTGGAAATACTCCATTTAAAGGTGGAAAGATTATGTACCACCGTCCATCTTGGTATCAAAAACTCCAAGGAGGAGCAGGATTTACTTCCGACTTATACGGCAGCCCAATGGAAAAGTTTTTATTCTATAATGATATATCACCATTACGACCACTTGATCCTTATAGATTTGAAAGAAAGCACTACGAGGATAGACCGTACCCTGTTACTGGAGAATACTTTAGTGGCCCATTTGGGCCATTAACTCCATTCCTAAATATGACTGTTGGGAAAATACTTAAGCCTCAAAAAATGATGCACGAACAAGAGGTTGCTGCCGGCCTTGCATCATATGCACCAGCTGGTCAATCAGGAGCCTATGATACTTTGGCATATGCGCCTCAGACACTATCTAGAGTAACATCTGGAGTCTCTGGTTCAATGGGTTTTGGAGGGGCAGTTCAATCCCCAAGAGGGCAAAGTGGCTATGCGGCTCCAATTGCTAATTATAATACGCAAATGGCTTCAATGGCAGGAGCAATGAATACTGCAGGAATGGCAACTGCAAATACTATTGGAAATATTAACCAGAGTTACCTTAATGCAGCCTATGGTCCTCCGAAAGTTTCTGGAGTAATGCAGCCACGAGTAGTTGGAGCAGGAAGTCCACTAAAGCCATCTCATTTGAATTATCAATTAACAGAGTTTGGTTATAAAATGCAAGAAATGGCTGGTATTTATGGATTTGCGTTCGGTACTTTTAGGGAAAAATTTGGTTTTGGTCAAAGTGATTTTGAGCCACAAAGATCAGTTCTACAGTCAGCACAAAAAGCTTATGGAACAACTAGAGCTTTCTGGGATCTAAATTTAGGTGGACTTGGTGACGTTCCAATACCTAGTCGAGAGGCAATTGGTAATATTGAATTTTCTGAAATTGTAAGAAGATTCATTCCAAAAGAAAGAACTGGCGTAGATTATATTAATCCAATTCAAAATCTAATGGGACAACAGTATCCATTTTTACCAGGGCCAGAATATTATACAGATTTTACAAGAGGAGATCCATTTTCTAAAATACAAGAAGGTGAAATAAGACTTCCTGGAGTTGGTTACGAAAGATTTAATAAGCTATATCCAGATCAAACAGGTGAATATGGTTTAATTAATCAACTTGATATATTAGGTGATGTAGCCCCATATTCTAAGCAATTTAAAAATGTTAATACAATGATAGATAAACAGCCGTTAACAGCAGAAGAAAGAATTAGAGTAGCAGAGATTAGAAATCAAGTTGAACAAACAACTAAAAAATATGAGTTCTCAGATTATAAATATTCAGATATATCTACACCGGAAAATATAAAAATGGCAACGACACAGCCATTTAAATTTTCTATGACAAGATTAGGGGAATCTATTGTCCATTCTGATAACTTTTTAATAGCTAAAACTATAGGTAAAAGAAGTGCAGTAGAAGATTGGGAAAGAAGAAATGTTTACGGAACAACTTTCCCAGAATGGTCTAGGCCATACGAAAGTTATATAAAACCAATGTTAAACAAATCTACACAAGAAAATCCAATAAGTGCCGCAGCCACTTTAGGGTTTGTAGGCAGTATGTTTGGAGCTACACCTGGGGCAAAACTTTTTGGTACAACAGCAGGAATAGTGGCTGGTGGTGGAAGCTCTATTTTCGGCAACGCCTATGAATTAATTACTGGCGATAGGTTTATTCCTCAAGAGCGTAAAAAAGAATTAGCTCTTGAGGAATATACTGATATTCTTAGTTACGTAAAAAATACAAGACTAGCAAATATGTCTAAGCAATCTGGAGATATGGCGTCTGCAAATCAATTTAGAATGGCAGCTAAAAGAACTATGTATGGTGCAGATCTATATGGTTCAGATGTTGAAACATTATCATTAGCTGTACCCAAGAGAAAAAGAGAACATTTTAAAGCAATGATCAGTGCCCCAGTATCTGAAAGAGAAAAAATTCTTTCCACTTCTGGAAGACTTGAAAGAAGATTATATGAAGCAGCTTGGGGGATGAAAGTTGAGAAACGTCCAGAACTAGAAGATTATTTTGCAAGACATGAGCTACCAGACGCTAGCTGGGAAGGTTGGCATCCAAATACAAATATAGACGCAGTTAAAATTAAAATGGGCCAATCAATGGGTCTGGAAATGTCCCAAATGGGTTACTATCCACAACAGATAAAAGAAGCAAATTTGGTAAATCCAAGCTACCCAAATTTTAATTACAATAATGATAGACAAGACGTAGTGTATAAGCTAAGGTCACTGATGTCTGGAATGGGTTTATCTGGTTCTGTAAATGTTTCATCTAATCCATTTGGTTCTAATAATTTTAATGTATCTGCCGGAGTGAGATAATGCCCAATCCAATTAGTTATCATAAATCAAATTTTGATTTTGGTGTATATAAGACAACAGCAGAAAAAGTTATGGCAGCAAGAGCTGCGTTAAGAAAAACTGTATATGGATTAGGTAAAGTTATTGAAGTCGTTCCAGATGGTGATAATATTAAATATGTCATATCAGGAACCGGAGAAGAGTTTGACTCTATGGCTCCAGCTATAGGTAGGGCATCAACTTTATTTGTTACTCAAAATTTATCTGTAACAGACCCTATGATAGGTAATAAAGTTTCTGGTTTAGGAGCGGTTCTAAAAGATATAACTAATAAAAATTATACAGCCAATCAGATAAAGGCATTAGAGGCTGCAGGAATTGATATACCAAACCTACGTGATTTAAAAATGGACATTCAAATAATGTCAGGTGGCAAAGGTGATGCTAAAAGCATAGTTAAGAGACTTAAGACCCTTAGGGAAAGGGGCGAAATACATGGAATATCTGTAATGGACGACCAGGGGGCAAGAGTTCTTAATTTTAGAATGGGAGGAAAATCTCTAACAGCTTTACAGTCCCACTTACTACTCTCTGTCTCTGGGCATAACTTAGCAGATCCAGATGTATTTAATAAAATATTTAAAGATGAAGATTCAAATGTTCTTGGTGATAAATTATTAAAACTATCTAAAAGAATAAGAACATTAACATCAGAAAGAGAAGTAGCAATAGCTGGAGCAGATCTTTCATCCATTCTAAGCGGAAAAACTTTAAAACAAAGTTCTTTCATTAGCGAATTTCAGTATGAGATAATGAAAAAATTTGCGCACGAAAAAGTAAATGGTGGAGAATATAAATTTGGATTTAGTGTACTCAGAAGAAGTTCTAGAGTCTCAGAGGAGACACTGAGGACTATGGCCGCTTATAAGGGCTTAAAAGTTGAAGACTATATAGGTACATATATTGGCAGATTAAGTAATGATCAAAGCACTCTTTTAGCTGAAGCAATTAATAGCTATAGTCCTGGAAAAGGTGTTGGTGGAAAAAATATTAAAAATTTAGCAGATCATGTAAAAAGATACATTGAAGGTTCAAGCGTAAGTACTACTGCTAAAGAAAATATATTAAAACAATTTAATGACGGAGCATCAAGCGCAAAAAGCGCAGTTGACGGAAGCTCATTACTTAATTCAAGATTTCTAACTTCTCACAAAAAAGAACTAAAGTCTAGAATGCAAGACCTTAAGGCAACAATCGACAATATGGGTCTTCCGGCAGATCAAAGAGAAATTGCAAGAAATGAGTTTAATAATTTAAAAAATATTTTTGATCAAATAAAAGGTTCAAATTTAGATGACATAATTGGTAGAGGTCATGTAGCTGGAATCGGAGATATAAAATCATCATTTACAGTGGGTAGAGACGCATTTAATGTTTCGGTAGATATTGTTAAGGATGTTAAATCTGTAGAAAAAATGATACAAAAAGAATTAAAAAGATTAGAAGGCTTCCAAACAATTGGCTCCATAACATCAACTCAACAAAAAGCAATGGCTATGTTATCTGGCAGACTGCAGCGAATAAAAACAGCTGCTTCAGCTAAAGATGAAATTGCAGCAGAACAAGAAATAAGAAAACTAGATAAGTACTTTAAGAAAGAGCTTGGGCGTAATGAAGGAACAGTTAAAACAGTTAAGCCTTTAAAAAATTTAGCAGCCATACTTAGCACAGAAGATATTAAGACTGAATCAGGGCTTGCTAGAGGAGTTGATCAAGTCTTACTGGCAGGTTTTGGCCATCCAAGAAATGAAGTTTTTCTAGATCCAATTTCTGCAGCAGTACATTCAGATATATTTTCTGATGAAGCTACTTTAAGCGCAATGAGAAATAGAGGGATAACTAAGCTTAATGAATTAGAGGACGTATTACGAGCAAATATTCTTCCACAAAGATTAAAGAAAACACTAGAACAGATGGTAGATCAAGATATAGAAGCTCTACCGAATGAATTAAGAGCTTCTAGGCTTCGCGCTAAACAATTAGCTCAATCAATTTTGGAATTACACCAAAGTGGTGTTGGACCAATGGAAAGTCCAAAAATGATGAATATGCTAGTGAAGCTATATTCAACGCAAGTATTTAGGGAAAGAGATGGAATAATTCAACCAGTAATTCCTGAAGCTATGCGATTTTCAGTAAGCACCGAAGCAAGAATTCCGGGAGATAAAAGAGTATTAGGAAAAGGCTTTACTGGTCAGGGATCTCCAGTTAAAAACTTGCATACAGATTATATTGATGAATCTGGCAATGCGAAGCAACTATCAGAAGAACTTGTATCTTTTAGAATAAAAGGTAAAACAATGCTTTTTGGCGGAGAAGCTGTTGGAAGAATTAAAGACGCATTAGG